CGTCTTAGGGCGTACATAGAATTTGACAGCCACCTAGACTCCTCGTCTGGCCCTGTCGCAAATACCAACAGTAGCTACCCACTAGATGTGGCCCTGCATGGAGGTGAAAAATGACTGATACAACAAATCAACAAGTAGAGGAAACTAAAGTAAAATCGCCTACCCCATCACCGTATGTCGGTAAGGATAGAGTGTTTCAAACAAAGGAAGAGATTACAAAAGAAGCTGACTCTCTAAAACAAAAAATAGAACCAGCTGAAGATGTACTTCCAGAGAAAAACACAGGCACTAAACATGATTACAAGAAACGGTATGATGATTTAAAGTCACATTATGATAGTAAGTTATCTGAGTGGAGAAAAGAAAAAGAAGAAATTCTTATTCAACTTCAAGATAATAAAAAATCAAATATGGCTATGCCAAAAACAGCAGAAGAACTTCAACTTTTTAAGCAGAAGCATCCTGATGTTTATGACGTTATCGAAACCGTTGCTAGTATGAAAACAGATTCTAGAATCCAAGATGTTGAGGAACACCTTAATATCCTAAGAGAAAAAGAATTTGAACTTTCAAGGCAAAATGCTCAGAAAGAACTTTTAAACCATCATCCAGACTTTCTCGATTTAAAAGATAGTGAAGAGTTTGTAGAATGGCTAAAAGATCAACCTGATAATATTGCTGAAGGTGTCACAAAAAATGCCACAGACGTTAAATGGGCCGTGAGAACTGTAGACCTTTATAAACTTGACAAGGGTATTGGTAAACAAAAGTCTAAATCTAAAAAACCAAGTGATGCTGCAAAAGCTGTAAAAACATCTACAGCCTCGCAAGATATTACTGATAAAAACAGCAATAAAAAGATTTGGACATACGAAGAGATAGCTCGATTAAAACCACATCAATTTGAAAAAGTAGAAGAAGAAATTGAGTTGGCTAATCGAGAAGGTCGAATCAGAGAACAACTTTAATTTTAACCATTTAACTTAGGAGAAAGGTTATGGCTTTTAGTAGTGCTGCTGGTTATGATAACCTCGTCAATGGGGCTTTCGTACCACAGATATTTAGCCAAAAAGTTCTCAAATTTTTCCGTAGATCTTCGGTTGTAGAAGCAATTACTAACACCGACTATGCTGGGGAAATCGAGAACTTTGGTGATACCGTGAAGATAATCAAAGAACCTACAATTACAGTTTCTGCTTATCAACGTGGTGCAACTTTAAACCCACAAGATCTTACAGATACAGAGATTACTCTTACTGTAGATCAGGGTAATGCTTTTTCATTCAGAGTTGATGACATTGAAGAAAGACACAGCCATCTAAATTTTGAGGCTTTGGCTACATCTTCAGGTGCATACGCTTTGAAAAAGCAATACGACTTTAATGTACTAAATAACATCAACTCAAACGCAACTACAGACACCACTAACTTAGGTGCTGCTGGTTCTGCTATATCATGTAATACTGGTAATGAGTGTGCAAACTATCTTAGTACAGCTGCTCGTTTACTTGACGAAAATGATGTTCCAGAAGAAGGAAGATGGGCTGTTGCTCCTCCTCAATTCTATGAAATATTACGTCAAGCAGACGCAAAGTTGATGGATTCAAGTGTTACTGGTGAAAATATGTCTGCCCTTTTGAACGGTGCTGTTACAGCAAGACAAGTTCATGGGTTTACATTATACCAATCTAATGCTATATCCGTTGGTTCAACTGGCTCTACAGCTAACGCTAACTTTGGACCTTCATCAACAAGTGGTGAAACTAACGTAATCTTCGGTCATATGAGTGCTGTTGCTACTGCATCTCATATTGCTAAAACAGAAGTAGTTAGAGATCCAAACAGCTTTGCAGACATAGTTCGTGGTCTACACGTTTTTGGTCGTAAAGTTCTTCGTGGCTCTGGAACAGGATTTACTGGTGTCTTATCCGGTGTTCCTGATCTTAACACTTAAGGGGAGTAATATATTATGGCTACATATAATAGAACCCATAGCGGTGGTGGAACAGTAGGGCATCCTGCTGGTGCTGCCAAAGCATATGTTATTACTTCACCAGTTTATGACGCTGTTGACAACACAGACTTAGAGCAAGGTGATGTTGTACAAATGATTGATCTACCAGCAGATACAATGGTAATTGGTGGTGCTGTCGAAATCCTTGAGGCTTCCGGCAACGAACAAATTACTTTTGATGTTGGTATTACTGGTTCAGCTACTACTCTCGATGCTTTCATTGATGGTGGTGATTCTGATGCAACTGGTTTTGTTCAATTTGGTATGACTGCATTGCACAGTAATGGAACAACTTCAGCAGACACTCTTGATGTTTTAGTTATTGATGGTGGATCATCAAAAACTACTGCATGGAGATTCCGTGTTCATGCTGTATGTGTTGACATTTCTAAGAACCCTGTAGAATCAGCTACAGTTTCAACTGGTACTTAGTAATATTTATTAGGTTTTGAGGGTTTCCTTCCGTATGGTTGCATTTTTATAGTGTAATAAAAAAACCCTCCTCTTTTTGCTATGTTCAAATTATGGAGATAAATATGTTTTTTATAAAATTATTAAACAAAAAAGATATAGACTTTTGTTTAAAAGGAATAAAAGAAGTAAGTTATGTAGATGGTGCTAAAACACAGCCAGTAAATAAATTTTACAAAATAAAACAAAATTTACAAACAACACACGTTCCTGAAGAAGTTAGAAAATACTTAATTGATCTTTTTTATAGACATTCATACATAGATTCTGTATATTGTCCAAATAGAATATCGGTGAATTTCTACAATAAATATCAAAAGGGAGATTATTATAATCTTCATGTAGATGCTTTTAAGGCAATGCCAAAATCTAACAATGTGTTTTTTGATTATGGCTTTTCTGTTAATTTAACAGATGATTACGAAGGCGGAGAGTTTTTTCTACAAACAGATGTAGGTCCAGTATCTTTTAAATTAGCAGCGGGTGAGGCGGTAATATTTCCGATTATATATCCACACGGAGTTAATAAAGTTACATCTGGTGTGAGAGAAAATATATTAGGTTGGATGTCCTCAAATGTTTCATACGAGCAAGCATTTATTTTAAAAAGTTTGTATGATGTAAATGCTTACTTAAAAGATAAAGACAAAGATAAATTTGTTCAATCCACGCTAGTCCAAACATATTTAAAGAAAGCGTGGGGTAAATAAATGATTTATAAAATATTTACCAATGAACAAGTAGAAGATATACTTTCTAAGTTTAACAATAAAAAATTTGTAGATGGTAAAAATACACAAAATTTAAGCAGCGTCTACGATATAAAAGAAAACAAAGAAATACTTATTAATAGTAAAGTAGATGAGTATATAGCAAGTTTACTTAAAGATAATACAGTAATAAAAAAAGTATATAGTCCTACAAAAGTAAAAAATAGAATATACAATAATTATACTACCGATGATTTTTATGATTATCACATAGACTCTTTTCAATCGTCTGATAGTAAAATGTTATATAATTATGGTTTTACTATTAGTTTAAGTGATGATTTTGAAGGTGGAGAGTTTGTTTTACAGACAGAAGCTGGAGAGGTTGGATATAAGGTCGGTAAAGGTGAGATAGTAATATTTCCTATTATATATCCACACAAAGTTTCAAAAGTTACAGCTGGCTGTAGAAAAAATATTATAGGTTGGTTTGAATCTAAAATTAGTTATGAACAATCTTTTGTACTAAAAAATATACAAGAACTTGTATCAGTAAATTTAGATTTAGTAAAAAGCAATAATACACAACCTTTATTTAAGGAGATGTTAATAAAAACTGCATTAGTACAGAATTATTTAGTTACGAAATGGGGTTTTTAACTCTGAAGGGCAAACAATGGCAGAAAAGAAAAAACGTAAAGGTGATATGTCAGGACTAACTCAAAAGGGTGGTCACTTACGTAAAACTAAAGCAGGTGCTGGTATGACCAAGAAAGGTGTAGCAGCATATAGAAGAAAAAATCCCGGCAGTAAATTACAAACTGCTGTTACTGGTAAAGTAAAACCGGGATCTAAAGCTGCCAAAAGACGTAAAAGCTACTGTGCAAGGTCAGCAGGGCAAATGAAGAAGTTTCCTAAAGCTGCAAGAGATCCTAACAGCAGACTTAGGCAAGCTCGTAAACGATGGAAATGTTAATTAACTATAAGGAGAAATAAAATGCCAAGAGGTATGGGAACATATGGAAGTATGGTTGGTAGACCAAAAAAGAAAAAGAAAATGAGAGATGGTGGTATTCTTGATCTTAACAAAGATGGTAAAGTTACTAAAGCTGAAGAAAAAAGAATAATGGATGCAATA